TTGGATAGGCCACACTTATGGTAATAGAAACTTTGAAACTAAAGATAAAAGCCGAAACAACAATTGGGTTCATTGGTGGTTATTAGGAGAAGGATTACACAATAATCATCACGCACAGCCTTGGCGGTACAATTGGAAAATAAAAAACACTGACGCTTTTGATATTTCAGGATGGACAATAGATAAGTTTTTTAAACACGGATAATGAATAATAAACTTAAACAAGATTATTATGTTTTTGTTGATAATTTTATTACGCCAAACAGAGCAGTTAGCTTATATAACAATTTCAAACAAGAAGTAAATAAATACCCGCAAGCATTTGTAAAAGATCCTCAATGTCCCTCTTCTTTTTCTGTATACAACTATAAACCCTTTTTAATTTTGTTATGCGAACAAACAAATTTTATGACAGAATTTATGGGGGAGCCTATGTTGCCATCATATTCATATGCACGTTTGTATCAAAAAAATGAAGTTTTAAAAAAACATAAAGATCGCCCTTCTTGTGAAATTAGTGTTTCATTACATCTAAACGGAGATAGTCCGTGGGATATATGGTTTACAAAACCGAACGGGGAAAAAATATCCTACAATTTAAAACCAGGACAAGCTGTTATTTATCAAGGTATGCTTTCAGAACATGGGCGTGACGTTTATCAAGGCAATAACTATGGGCAAGTGTTTCTTCACTACGTAAGAGCTGAAGGAGAACATTGGGAACATTTTTTTGATAGAATAAATAATGGATGCTCTAGATAAATACATAATTGTTTTAAAAAATATAGTTTCTTTTGAATTATGTAATGATATATTAAATGAATATTGTAGTTCTAATGAATGGCAACACACAGAAACTGGAAGTGGACTTGATAAAACTGTTAGAAATTGTGACACTATACAAATTTCACAACCTTGGGTTATTAAAGAATCTAAAAAAAGATTTAATATTGATAAAGAATTATTTAAGTGTGCAACGAAATGTATTGAAGAGTATAATAGAAAGTTTAAATATTCTAGAGTGCATGAAGATACTGGATACGAATTGTTAAGATATAAAAAACAACAGTTTTATATTGAGCATACTGACTCATTTATACAGGCACCTAGATTAATTAGCTGTTCATTTCACTTAAACGATAATTATGAAGGTGGGGAGTTTGCGTTTTTTAATAGAGAACTAAAATATAAATTAAATAAAGGAGATGTTTTGATGTTTCCATCTACTTTTATGTACCCTCATGAAATCATGCCTGTTACAAAAGGCGAAAGGTATTCAATTATTACATGGTTCAGGTAAATAATATTCCTAATTTTATTGAAGTTTATAATGTGTATTCTAAAGATATTTGTGAAACACTAATACACTATTTTAATGAATCGGAAAAGGCAGGTTTAGCCATAAATAGAAGGACAGAAACCGCCGATAAATTAACAAGAGATGATAATGCATGTTATCTAACGCCTATTGAAGTAAATGCAAGATTTTTACCTAATGATATGACCAATGGCCAGCTAGTTAATAAAGTTAAAGATATTTTTTGGCAACAAGCTTATGTTAAATATGCTGAAAAATATGACATATTAAAACAGTGCCATGAATTATTTATATTTACTTTAAAACTGCAAAAAACAATGCCAGGAGAAGGCTATCATGTATGGCATGCTGAAGCCATGAATCGGTTCGTAAACTCAAGAATATTAGTGTATACAGTATATTTAAATGATGACTTTGAAGCTGGAGAAACAGAATTTTTATATCAACAATATAGGTATGTTCCTAAACAAGGAGATGTAGTAATATTTCCTGGAGCTTTTACACACGTTCATAGAGGTAATCCGCCTATAGGCAATAGTAAATATATTTTAACTGGGTGGCTTGAGTTTTGATAACTAAAAAAATTGATAACAAAGAGTTACACATTGAAGATAATTTTTTTGATTGGTCTTTTCATAATTGGCTGTATTCTTACGTGGCACAATTAAATAACTATGCAATAGGATTTGGTGACACTGATGTATTTGATAGAGCAGCACATCAATATATGACAGCTGATTTCGCAGTTCAACATTTAGAAGAAACTAACTTATTTGAACATATTTATAAAACTGAATTTGCAGATAAAATAAAAAATAGACAGTTAGTTAAAGCCACTATTAATACGACTACACCTGGTCAGGCTAACTTTCCTCACGCACATCATAATATGATGGTATTGTTATATTATATAAACTTAGATTGGAAACCAGAATGGGCTGGAGAAACCGTATTTTATAATAACTCTATAGATGATATTGGATTTATGTCTATATATAAACCAAATAGAGGTATTTTATTTGATGGTGATTTACCCCACTCTATTAGGTGCCAATCTAATATTGGGCCTACATATAGATTTAGTTTGTCTATGTTTTTTATTAAATGATACATCACACTATAAACAACAAAGATTTATTTATTGCAGATAATTTTTTTCCAAAAGAATATCATGAACGGTTTTATATGTATTGTTCAAAACTGCCTTATCGTATTGGATATCCAGATACAGTAGCATATGAAAGATTAGCACACCAGTACTATCACACTTCACTAGAAGTAAATGAACTACAAGAAATAGATCTTTTTAATTATCTATATAAAACTGAATTTGCAGATAAAATAAAAAATAGACAGTTAGTTAAAGCTACTATTAATTCGTCTACAGCGAGTCAAGCTAATTTTCCTCATTGTGACTGTGATTCTTTTACAATGATATACTATATGAACTTAGACTGGAAACCTGAATGGGCTGGGGAAACTGTATTTTTTAATGAAAATACAACAGAAATAGAGCTTGCCTCTATATATAAACCAAACCGAGCCATATTATTTGATGGGCATATACCTCATCAGCTTCGACCACAATCTATTTTATCACCTAATTTTAGGTTTAGTTTGGCCATGTTTTTTGAAAAATAAGGTATAATATTCCGTGTAAAGTCAACACTTTTGGGGTATTTTTATGTTATCAATATTATCAGCAATACTAGGCTTTGCAACATCAGGACTGCCTAGTGTCTTAGACTTTTTCAAACAAAAAGGCGATCAAAAACATGAACGCGAAATGGCACAAATTGAAATGCAAAGAGCTATGGAAATGGCTAAAGCAGGATATGCCTCGCAAGAAAGAATCGAAGAACTTAGAACAGACCAAGTTGAAATGCAAACTTACGCGGAAGAAAGAGCAGCGCTTTATAAGCATGATGAAAAACTCTCGGAAGGCGCGGCTGGTTGGGTTCTTACTCTCCGTGCTAGTGTTCGCCCCATTGTCACCTATATTTTTCTTTTTCTTCTACTATTTGTTGATATTACAGGAATGATATGGGCTATGAAATCAGGTGCTCATTTTGCAGAAGCGATGGATATAGTATTTAGTGACGAAGAGATGGCTATTGTAGCCTCTATTATTGGCTTCTGGTTTGGAAGCAGAACTTGGGAAAAGAAATAAGGATGACTCATGAAAACATCGGAGGAAGGGATTGCCCTTATTAAAACATTTGAAGGCGTGGTTAAAAAACCTTATAAATGTCCTGCTGGATACTGGACTGTGGGCGTTGGTCATCTTATCACTCGTTCTCCTGAGCTCCCTAGTGATTGGAATAGGACAATGGGAAATGATGAAATCGACGATTTATTACGAAAGGATTTATTAAAGTTTGAAAATGGAGTACTTCGTTTGTTACATCCTGTGCAACCAAGTCAATCTGAGTTTGATGCTCTTGTCAGCTTTAGCTTTAATCTTGGTTTGGGGACATTTCAGCGATCGACGGTGCGGTCAGCTTTTAAGCGTGGTGATAAAAAGAGGGCTGGAGAAGTTCTTTTAAAATACCGTAGAGCTGGTGGTCGCATACTAAAAGGTCTAGTTAGACGAAGATTTGCAGAACATGCATTATTAATGCGGAATAAATAATATGCCATTAAAAAAAATTATATTCCAACCTGGGGTAAACAGGGACAGAACTAATTACTCGTCAGAAGGAAGCTGGTATTCCTGCGACAAAATACGTTTTAGACAAGGCTACCCTGAAAAAATAGGTGGGTGGACTCCTATTAACTTCACTGCTTATTCTGGTGAAGCGAGTTCTATTATTCAATATGGTACGACAGATGATAATGAAATCATAGGTATTGGTACTAATGAAAAAAATTATGTTGTATTAGGTACTACTTTATATGACATTACCCCTATACGCACAACTTTTACTACTCCAGCTACGGATAACTGCGTAGCAACTACAGACACTTCAACTACCATAGTTATTACAATTACAGGACATGGTGGAGCTGATAATGACTATGTAACTATTAGCGGAGCTACTGCAGTAGGTGGAGTACCGGCAGGTGAAATTAATGCAGAGCATCAAATAAGTAATGTTACAAGTAATACGTTTGAAATCACTGTTACAACTGCGGCAACATCAACAGTAGCTTCGGGCGGTGGCACAGGAATAACTGCAGTATTTCAATATCCTGTAGGTTATGCTACTGTTACTTATGGTTATGGCTGGGGGGCAGGCACATACGGACGAGGAACATGGGGATCGGGCTCTACAACCCCTGTTGATTTTCCTCCTAGAGTTATATTCCAAGAAAAATTTAATAATGACATTATTTATAATATTAAAGACGGTGATATATTTTATTGGGATTACACACCGACAATTACAAATAGAGCCGTAAAACTTAATTCTTTAACTAACTCAAGAGCTGTTCCTGAACAAGTAGGTAAAGTTATTTTTGCATCTAGTGGGCATTTACTAGCTTTATCTTGTACAGAATATCAAGCAGATTATACGGCAGGAGCTAATATTATTTCTATTACAAGGTCTGGTACTACTGCAACAGTTACTACTGCAACATCACATAATTTAAGTGTAAATGACTGGGTAGTACTTGCGGGACAAGCTCCATCAGCTTATCAAGGTGAAGTGCAAGTTGCAAGCACGCCGACAGGAACTACGTTTACATATGTTTTGCCTTATGATCCAGGCTCTGATGCTACTACTGTAGGTACATATAAAGTGCCTGATTATTTAGGAGATTACGACCCACTACTTATTCGATGGTCAAATGTTGACCCTAATATAGGCCCTCAACCAGAAGAGTGGAAACCTGAAATTACTAATTCAGCAGGATTTTTACGAGTTAAACAAGGTTCTGGAATTGTTACAGGACACAGAACAAGACAAGAGGTATTAGTTTGGACAGACACAGCTTTATCTACTGTGCAGTTTCTAGGCACTGAAGAAGTATTTGCCCTACAAGAAATATCTGACTCTATTAACATTTTAGGTCCTAATGTAGTAGCTGAAGCTAATAACATTATATTCTGGATGGGTAGTGACAAATTCTTCATGTATGATGGTCGAGTAAATACACTGCCGTGCACACTAAAACAGTATGTTTTTGAAAATATGAATAAAGCAAATGGATGGCTTAACTTTGCTGGTGTTAATAGTGAGTTTAATGAAGTTATTTGGTTCTATTGCTCTGCCGCATCTGAATCTATTGATAGCTATGTTATCTTTAATTATCAAGATCAAATCTGGTATTATGGTTCTTTAAATAGAACTGCATGGGCTAATGCTGGAACTATTCAGTTTCCACTTGCCTCTGCTAACGGATATGTGTATAAACATGAAGATGGACACGATAATGTAACAAGTCCAGGAGCAACACCAACAGCAATTGATGCATTTATTCAGTCTGCTGATATGGGAATCGAAGATGGAGATCAATTTGTTTTAACTAAAAGAGTCATACCTGATGTTAATTTTACAGCTTCAGATACTAAATCATCAACAGGAGCAACGCTAACGCCAGAAGTTCAAGTAACTGTAGGAGTTAGAAACTTTCCAGGTGCTGCAAACTCTACAACAGATGTAGCAGGTAATACTTTAACTCGTGATGTTGTAACTACTGCAACCATTGACCAATATACTAATCAAGTTTATGTAAGAGCTAGAGGTAGACAAATGAACTTTAAAATAGCATCAAGTGATGTAGGCGTTCAATGGCAACTAGGTACAACTCGAATAGACTTCAGACCTGACGGAAGGAGGGGTTAATGGCACATATAAAAGCAACTAAAGCGCCTAACTTAGCAAACCCATTACCTGAATACGACAGAGATCAAACTTTACAGTTAATAAATCAGTTGCGTCTTTATTTTAATACTATTGATGGTAGTACTGGACAGATGAAAGCTAACTTAGATGGTCTTAATACTTTAACTTGGTTGGGGGATTTATAATGGCATACCAATCAGTTGTACCCACTTTATTAGGGCAAGCAGAAATGACTACTGCTTATATTGCTATTTATACAGTACCCGATAATACAAGAACTTATGTTAAAGATATTACTATTACTAATACAACAGGTTCTACAAAAAGAATTTATGTAAGTTTAGTCCCAAATGAAGGAACACCAGGGACAGCTAATGCTCTTTTTTATAATACTCAAATACCTGCTTATACTACAGTTCAATGGACAGGAGCACAGATAATGAATGTCTCCGATACAATACAAGTTAAAGCTGATGCTGTAGGGTGCACAGTAAATGTTACAGGTGGGGAGGCTACTGAATAATGACAATTACAGTCTATCCACCAATACCTACACCTTATAATATTCTTGTTTCTAGCGGTGAGTTATCTAATACAGAAGCTATACATAAATTTGGTGCCGTAGCTTCAATGAGTGTTAGTACAACAGGTACTATTTGGGATGTTGATGACACTCTTTACCCTTGGGCAAGTTTAGCATCTGCACAAACTATTTATTGTATTTCAACAAGTGCATCAGATACAGGTAGTTTAGTCGTTTCAGGCCTTGATGAAAACTATGCTCAACAGACAGAAACAGTCACTCTAACAGGGACATCTGCTGTGACTACAGCAAATACTTATATTAGGGTATTTAGAATGTATTACACTTCAGGGGCTAATGTTGGGGATATAACTGCTAGGGTTACTTCAGGCGCAGGTACTGTTGTGGCTAAAATTTATGCAGGTAATGCTCAAACTTTGATGGCTGTATATACTATTCCAGCAGGTAAAACAGGGTATTTATATCAAGGGGTTATGTCAGCTCAAGCAGGTGCTGATGCTACAGGCAATATGTTTGTTAGATACTTTGGTGAATCTGCTTTTAGAATAGGGCATACTTTTGAAATTTCAGGGGACGGCGGCGAATATTTTTATCCGTTTGTTTTTCCTATAAAAATACCTGAGAAATCAGATATAGATGTACGAGCAACAGTTAGGTCAAATAATGGTAGATATACTGCAGCTTTTGACCTTTTACTGGTTGATAACTAAGACAAAACGGTTTATAGGTAACACATTTAATGGTATTATACAACTTATATTATAGGATCTTATTATGGGTATTGGTAGAATATTAGGAGCGGCCGCTCCAATTGCTGCGGGGTACTTTGCTCCATCCTCTATGTTTGGAGGTGCTCTAGGTGCTACGGGTAGTGCTATCGCTACTGGCGCATTGACAGGTGCTGGTATTGCCGCATTGACAGGACAAGACGCTTTGATGGGCGGTATTACCGGTGGTCTTGGTGGTATGGGTGGTGGAGCATTCCGATCGGCAGCAGACGCAACTAAAGCGGCAGCCGCTGGAGTTGGTGGTGGAACCACGGCTGGTGTTAATGCTATAACTCAAGCTCCTTTGACTGGTAGTGCTGAATTTATTAGTCCTTTTAATACTGCAGGGAATTTTGGATATCAAACAGCGAGCTCTGCGTTAGGTGGTGCAGGTAATGCAGCACTTCCACCACTTCAAGGAACTCTTGGTTCTACTTATCAAGGTGCTTTATCACCAAACTTTAACGTCCCAGGTAATATAGGGTCCCCTAGGCCTACTTTTAATGCTGTTGGAGGCGGAGGAGGATATGATCCTA